TTACTTTGTATCTTTGATAGAACGAAGAGCCAATAAATAAGCTTTAGCCAACTCGAGTTCTTCGGCAGTTGCAGGCTCTGCACCTAAGTTAAGATGATCTTTAGGAGTTTTAGGTATTTGAGGTGTTTTACCTTCAGCTTTATATTCTAGACGAGGCTCATTAATTATCATTACACCATCTCGGTTTTTCTCACGAGAATTTTTAAGTAGTTGATACTCATTGTGTACACTTAAAGGAGCATGATCGCCAAATCTTCTGATGGTGTCAATTATTGTTTCTTCTCTATAATTAAATAATTCATCTTCAGAGCAACTATAAACCCTTGCTAGTTCGACTATCATCTTTGGAGATGGCATTCGTTTAGCACGTTCGCAAAGACTTAGTGCTTGTGAAGAGAAACCACTTAGGTTAGCAGCTTCACCAAGAGTTAGTTTTTTAAGCTTACGAAGGGATTTAAGTTTATCACCAATTATTGAACTGATTATGAAATCTCTTTCTGGATAAGCTTGTTTATTTTCATCGCGATCATTCAAAACAGTATCAATATAGTCATTATTTATATTTTTATCTTGTTTATTTTTTGACATAAGATTCACCTTTTCTATTAAATTTTTATAAAAATGTAAAATAGTACTTGATTTATAAACCAACTGTTGATAACATTGGAAATACAAACAAACATTACACTTTAATTTGTAGAGTTTCCCTTGCCTTATATTAAAATTCTACTTTAAATTAAGTGAATGGAGATGTTTGTATATATTTTTATCCTTTTTCTAAACCGACAGTTTAGCGTTTTTTATAAACTGCCACTAAACAGATGGTTTAGTCAAAATCCAAAATAAAAGGAGGCGAGTGCCACCATGTTACCTATCGATATGGAGATTGTTACTATTGTCTCTAATCTTCCAAAAAAGATTAGTCAGTTATCAAAACTAAACCCGTCAGCAGCAATTGAAATTATTCAATCGTGGGGTGACGGAAAAAAGGGTGTTACAACACTTTGGAAAGAAATAAATGATTTACTCGATGCGCCAACATCCAGTGAATCGGCATAACATATAGTCAACAGATTTAAATTTTGTTGACTATAAATAATAAACTAATTGTTTACATTCTAACAGATTTTAGGTTTTGATTTCAAGGTTTTTATGTATTTATTTAATTAATTTACTTTTTAAAAAACCAGAACACAGAGAAAGCAAGGTGCTGCTATGCCGAAATACGCCACATTTATGACTAAAATTCTTACAGCGAAAGATGTTTGTCAAGTTTCGCAAACAGTTCGAAACTTAAGATCACAGGGTAGGGATTTAGAGGCTAGGGCAATATTGTTAAGGCAAACAAAACCTAAACACCGTGCATTTATTAGAATAGCTGCTAATATTGGAAAGGCCTAGGTTTAAATGGATTGCAAGAGATTGTTCTCGCTTTGATGACTTCAAAATTCGTTTTAATGGAGTTATCAAAGCGGTAACAGAAAACCGCAGGGCTATCAACAGCTCGCAAGGAAATGGACTAGAAATACCTTGCATATAAAAAAAACACTAAGGAGGAAAAAACATGCAATCAACAGGAATTACAAGAAAAGTAGACGAGTTAGGACGAGTAGTTATACCAAAGGAACTTCGTGATAACTTTGGGATTAAAGAGAAAGACTCATTAGAAATTTTCACTAATGGTAACAATATTATTCTTCGTAAATATGAACCGATAAATGAAAACAAGATTCGTACACAAGTTGAGTTAGAAAAACTTCTAAGTGATTTAACTCTAGAAGAACAAAAACGTGTTGTACAGGCTGCTATTAATCTCTTAAAAGGGTGATAGTTATGAAAAATGGAAAACGGTTAACCATTGCTCAGCATCGATATTTGCAATCGATCAAGATAAATAGCGAGAACTGGCTAATCTCTAAATGTACATCAGATGAGTGGGAGCTAGTGCACCGATACACAGGGCAAACTAAAGTAGTACCTGCACCTTAAAACTGAATAGGAGGACAAGCTTATGAATGATTTACAAATTAACACTCAAATTCAACATTCTGAAGCAAATGGTCTGTATCAGCAAATCGAAGACATTAAGCGTCAGCGAGCTAAATTGAAAGATCAGCAAGATAATCTTGAAGGTAAATTATTTGATCACATTCAAAAGCATGGCAAAGTGCTAGCTTACAAGAATAACATGCCCTACGTACTGACAGTTGGTAGTGTTACAAAATCAGTTCTAAATAAAAAAGAACTCGCTGAAGAACTGGAAGTGCCTCAAAAAGAATTGAATACCCAGGGAATTGCAGAGCTCGTTGAAGAACAACGATTAACAAGTGATATGATTCGGTCAGCAACTTACAGTGAATCGGACATTAGATTAAAAGCTCGTAAAGCTAGAAGTCTGATATTGAACTAATCTTTGGGAAGTAGGTGATTGTATGAATACGCCAACAGATATGTTTGGAAAGGCTATTGAAGTGGGAGATGTATACTTCGTAGTTAACAACAAGTCAATTCATCTGGATTCAATGGAGGATTATTTCATTGAAATATTAGGTGCAACAGTCCATGAACGCAAAAAATCGCTAACTGCTGGAACAGTTAACGATCATAACAAATCACACCAATGATTCAGTGCTATTGTAGCACAAAAGGAGCGAAATTGAAAATGAAAATAGAAGTTACTCATGTCATTAAAGCAGATCCACAAATTATTAGTTTGGTTAGCGCAGTCTTAAATGCACTAGGAACCTCTTCACAGGCAATGAAAATGAGTGATGCAGTTGAACTAACGAATACTACAACTGCCACTACATCTGAAAATAAATCAACAGCAGATTCAACAAAGGCTACAAAGCGTACGTATTTGTTCCATGAAGAATCAGGAGCTGTTCTTGAAGTAAATAAAGGTGAAGAATTAGCATCTCATCTTAAACAAGGCCTGGTAGAAATCTCTAAAACTGAATACGACCGTATTCAAGCAGAGAAACAAGCTCGTATCCAAAAGGCAAAAGAGCAGGCATCTAATACATCTGTTGTTGATGAGGCTCAAGAAGATGCAGAGAACACTGCTAATTCCGATGACACTGAGGACCATGGTATTACGATAGAAATGGTTCGCGCTGAAGCTAAAAAGTTAACGTCTAATGGTCGTCAAGCTGAATTTAAAGAGATTCTAACTTCTTTTGATGCACCGAAACTTACATCAGTGCCAGAAGCTAAATTCCCTGAATTACTAGCAGCTATTAAACAAGCTGTAGGTGAAGAGTAATGACTGGTCATAGTGAACGAGCCCATGCGTTATTAAGTGCTTCGGGATCTAAACGTTGGTTGACATGTACTCCTTCTGCAAGAGCAGAAGGGCTGTACATGCAGGAGCTAACCAATCAAGGGATAATAGAACCTGAAAGTCCATTCGCTGAAGAAGGAACACAGGCTCATGAATATAGTGAGATTATTCTAGAAAGAGAGCTTGGCACAATTACTAAGGCACAGGCCACTAGACGTATTAATAAGTTCAAAAAGGAAAAGCAGTATTATGGTCCAGAGATGGAAGATATGGTTGAAGTCTATACGGACTTTGTTATGGAACGCGTGAATGCTGCTCGACTTGAAACACCAGATGCACTTGTATTAATTGAACAACGATTAGACTTTAGTCAATGGGTGCCTGAAGGATTCGGTACAGGGGACGTTCTTATAGTACGAGATGGTGTACTGGAAATTATCGATTTAAAATACGGCAAAGGCGTAGCAGTAGATGCGTATGAAAATCCTCAAATGAAGCTTTATGCTTTAGGAGCAATCACAGCTCATGATGTTCTGTATGACATTCAAGAAGTGCAAATGACGATTGTGCAACCAAGACTAGACAGCATTTCTACTTTTGAAATGTCAGCTGATGATTTATATAAATGGGCCAATGAAGATGTAAAGCCAAAAGCCGAAATGGCTGATAACGGTGATGGGGTTTATGTACCTGGTGAACACTGTAGGTTCTGCAAAATTAAATCAACTTGCCGTGCAAGAGCTGATGAAGCATTAGAAACGGCCAAGGCTGAATTTGCAGATGACGGATCCATAGAAGTGAATACGCCAGAACCTGCAACACTATCAGCTGATGAGCTAGCAGAGATCTTATTCGTGGTCGATGACATTGAGAAATGGTGTAAGGATTTAAAAGCGTTTGCTTTGGAACAAGCACTCAATGGTACTAGTTATGAAGGATTTAAACTTGTAGAGGGAAGAAGCAATCGAGTTATCACAGATGAAGCAAAAGCAATAAACTTGTTGCTTGAAAAAGGTGGAGTAAATGAGGACGACTTATATGCTCCAAGAAAACTTGAAACAATCACAAATCTTGAAAAGAAAGTCGGCAAAAAAGCATTTGCTGAGATATTAGAGGACGTAGTCATCAAGCCTCCTGGTAAGCCAGTACTCGTTACTGAAGATGATAAGCGTCCTGCTATTCAATCTGCTGAATCAGCTATGAATGATTTTGCTGACGATTTACTTGCTTAAAAAATAAACCAACTGTTTATTAAAAATGAACCGTAAGTTGATTAAGGAGAGGTGACACAGATGAACACAACAGTAAAAGGCTTAGGTGATCGTAAAAAACAAATCATTCAATTCATTATAGATTTTAGACAACAAAATACGTATGCACCTACAGTCCGAGAAATTGCAGATGGTGTTAACCTCTCTTCCATATCAACCGTACAAAAACATTTACTAGGCTTAGTTGAAAAAGGCTATATCGAAATGGAACAATTCAAACCTCGTACTATTCGATTGACTGAAAAGGCATTACAAGACTTTTAGGAGGGTTAGCTGATGGGTGAAATTGCAGATTGGCATATAGAACAGTTCACAAGTGGGCGGTGGGCAGTTAGCTCTCATCGAACAAAAACAATACAACCAACATTGGAGGAATTTAATATGGCTAAACGTGAAGGAACTAAAGTAATTACTAATGAGGCTCGTATGAGTTATGCAAATGTATGGGAGCCAAAAGCAATTGAAGGAAATGAGCCGAAGTACTCCGTGGCAGTCCTTATTCCAAAATCGGATACAGATACAATCAAAAAAATCAATGAAGCGATTGAAGCCGCTAAGCAAGAAGGTAAAGCAAAATGGAATGGTAAGATTCCAGGCAACCTTAAAACACCACTTCGTGATGGTGATGAAGAACGTCCAGATGATGAAACGTATGCCGGGCATTACTTCTTCAATGCAACATCTAAAAACAAGCCAGGTATTGTGAAGAAAGGAGTAGGTGCCGTTGTTGAAATTACAGATGAGGACGAGTTCTACAGTGGTTGCTACGGCAAAGTGTCTGTTAACTTCTATCCATTCAATGCAAACGGTAACCGAGGAATTGCTGCTGGGCTTCAAAATCTATTCAAAACACGTGATGGTGAACGACTGGCCGGTGGTGCATCTGCTGAATCTGACTTCGCTGATGAGGTAGATAACGACTTTAATGAAGATGAAGATTTACTCGACTAAAACTGCATAAGGAAGGTCTATATTTAGGCCTTCCCTTCTTTATACCTAAAATACCTATTTAATAGGAAGTAATACAAACTTTTAGGTGTAACGAAGGGAAGGAAGTACCCTTTAAATCCATAAAGGAGTTGAGCTAATGAAATTTTACAAAGTGAAGCCAGACAGCAAGTATTACAAAGCCATTCTTGCTGCACGTGAAGCTGAAAAGAAGTTATTAGAGATTACTCAAGCTGTCCGTAAGGAATTTGATTTACCTGAGTGTGACCAATATAGCATATCCCCTGAATACTACTATCATGACATAGACGTGCTTGAAGGGGATCAACTAAAAGCATTCACTCAAAAAGGTATGCCAAAGAAAAATAGTAAACTCGGCAAACAGATTATCACATTCTATGACAAGCTTGTTGAGGAAGCCAATCTAAAAGCGATAGAACCTGAAAGATTGGTTAACTTCACTTTTGGCATTATGAGACGTCAAGGTGAGACACTTGAACGCTTAAACGGACTAGATACCATGTACATCAAATCTGATGCAGAATTTAGATTTGGGGGTTTGGTTTACTTAGAAGAAATCACTGAGGCCGAATATGTGAAAGCTTATCTTGCTGCTGTAGAAGCGAAAGAAGGTGCCAAGAATGAAACCCGAGTTTGAAGTCAATCAACGTGTGTGGGTATCAGTCAGAAATACCGTAGAACAATCCAAGCCTTACATTACTGAACACATCATTACTCGAATTGAAAAAGGTGGCATCCACGCTCGACCAGTGAATCATTTATATGAACGTCGCTTTCATACCAATACACTGACAAATAAGCACAAAAACAGTAAGTATGAGTTTCAGCTATGGGCTAGTGTTGAGGACTTCTGGAAAGCTGTAGAGGAGGGATGTATGGTGGTAAAAGCTAAGAAACATCAACCATTAGAAGTTGGGCAGCGAGTTTGGTTAGAAATCCGAAGTTATCGATTATGGCGAGGTGGTGGTTATGACCGGTCTGTATTTGAAGTAGAAGTCGTAAGGGCTAATAGATCCAGTGCCTATGTAGTTGAAGTTGAAGATTTAAATGCTGAAAAAGCCTGTGAACGAAAAATATCGCAGAAAACTTTAACAGGTGAAGCATTTGGCTTTTGATCAACATACCATGTTTGGTTTAGTAAAGAATCTTTCGAAGCGTCTGTACAGCGAGGGATTGACACAGCAAAAGCTCGAAAAGAGGCACATGAACTAGTAGATAAAATGAATTTAACACAACTTAAAGAGTTTTTAGGTGGTGACCTTTATGACTGAAAGTCCAGCTACAGGGATGTACGGAATTTGGAATACAAAAACCAAAACTTTCATGTTCGGTATCCAAGAAAAGAATCGGTATAAAGTTCATACCGCAGTCAGTAACAAGGTTGGGACAAGAACATATTATCGCAAACCACATTGGGTAGTGAAAGCGATTCGTGAAAGTCATGCAACTATGTTCTTAAAAGGTTTGAAGTATAAAGGTGGTGATAGAAATGGCTCGGTTAAAGTCCATTAGGATAAGCGCTATTAATTGGAATGTACAATTTGAGGAAGCTGACGGTAGCTATTATGACTATGTTGCATCGCTGTATTCCAACGACAATGAAAGTCACCTAAATATAATTCGAGAATTACTAAATAAAGGTTGGCGTTCAATAAATACTTCCAATAACGACATATCAATTCTTGAAAAAGATAGACACATAATACGGGTGTCAAAACTATGGGAGTGAAATAGGTGGGGGATGAATTAACTAAAGATGGTCGCTGCTCTTGTGGCTCACCATTAATATTTCTCAAAGCTTTTACTAGTGATAAATTAGCAGCACGTATTGGTTATTTCCAAAAAATCTATTTGCGTAACTATAAATGCCAATATGGTAAACGGTATATAGCCTTTTCCGATGATCGCTTCTATCGATTATGGGTTCATGAAGAATCTAATACAGCATTACTTGAAGATTGGGGCGAAACATAAATGAGGACACTCAACATTGATATTGAAACCTACTCTAGTTATGACCTGAAAAAGGTAGGGGTTTACAAGTACTGTGAAGCGCCTGACTTTGACATACTCATCTTCGCTTATTCAGTGGATGGGCAACCAACAATAACGGTTGAGCTTGCAAAAGGTGAAGAAATTCCACCTGAAATAATCGAAGCTTTAGATAACCCAAAGGTGTTAAAGAAAGCATTCAATGCACAATTCGAACGTGTCGCGTTAAGTGCTTATCTCAAACGAAAATATGAACCTATCGAAATGTTCAATAGCTTTACAGACCTTGGCTTCTTAGATCCTAAAGAGTGGCGATGTACAATGGTCGATGCAATGAAAGCTGGGCTTCCAGCAACGTTAAAAAATGCTGCTCTTGCATTAGAACTAGATGAACAAAAAGACAGTGCAGGTACACACTTGATAAATTTCTTCTCGAAACCACGTAAGCCGACTAAAAAGGACAAGCGAACGAGGAATATGCCTGAAGATGATTTAGAAAAGTGGAATGCTTTTGTTGATTATTGCCGACAGGACGTAGAAACCGAAAAAGCTGTTGGGGATGCAGTGGACAAGTACCTTAACCTTGGCAGTAAGTCAGACCGATTTGAGATGGCATTGTATCACTTGGACCAAATGATTAATGACCGTGGTGTCCTACTAGATATGAAAGTGGTAGAAGGAGCCCTTGCAATTGATGAGGCATATAAATCTACTTTAATGAAAGTGGGACAGGAAATAACAGGGCTAGAGAATCCGAATAGTCCTAGTAAACTGCAAGCTTGGTTCAAAGAACAAGGCTTGGAACTACCGAACCTAACAAAAGATACTGTGAAAAAGCACATCGATAAAACAGATGGTGAAATTCGCACCATGCTTGAAATCAGGCAAGAGTTATCAAAAACAAGCACTGCTAAGTTTGTCACGATGAAAGCAGCTGTATGTGCTGATAGTCGAGTAAGAGGATTACTACAGTTCTACGGTGCTAGTCGTACTGGCAGATGGGCCGGACGGTTGGTACAGGTACAGAACCTACCACAGAACAAAATAGCAGATCTTCATATTGCTCGGGAAATAGTTGAAAATTCAGACTTAGAGACACTCGACTTGCTATATGACCAGGTACCTTTTGTTCTGTCACAACTTATACGAACAGCCTTTGTGCCAAGTGAACGTAAGATTTTTGCAGTAAGTGACTTCTCTGCTATTGAAGCTCGTGTTATTGCATGGTTAGCAGGCGAGAAATGGCGCTTAGAAGTGTTTAATACACACGGTAAGATTTATGAGGCATCAGCAGCACAAATGTTTAAAGTGCCAATTGAATCGATTGATAAGGGTTCACCATTACGCCAAAAAGGTAAGGTGGCTGAGTTAGCACTAGGGTACCAAGGTGGAGAAAATGCACTTATCTCAATGGGTGCACTTGATATGGGCATCCCACAAACAGAGTTGAAACCACTGGTTGATGCATGGCGTAAAGCAAATCCAAAAATTAAAAAACTCTGGTGGGACATTGAAGCTGCTGCTATGCGAGCTATCGAGAATCCAACTGAAGTCATTTCTTTCAATAAGGGAATGAAGTTCTTCATGCATCAAGGCTCTCTCATGATGCAGCTACCAAGTGGCCGTAGACTTTACTATTACAAAGCTAGATTACGAGATCATCAAAAGTTTGAAGGTAAACAGGAAATCGTATTCTGGGGTGTTGATGGTACTACAAAAGCTTGGTGCGAGCAATCCACATACGGAGGGAAGCTTACCGAGAACGCGGTTCAAGCGATTGCCAGAGACTGCTTAGCAATGTCGATGCTACGCCTGGACAAAGAAGGGCATCCAATTGTCATGCACATTCACGATGAGGCTGTAATGGAGTCAGAGGCAGATACGATTGTGACTATTGAAGAAATCATGGGACAATCAATCAGCTGGGCTGAAGGGCTACCTTTAGAAGCTGACGGTTTTGAAACACCATTCTATAAAAAAGATTAAAGAATTCATATGTATATGAATCATGTTATAAAAAATAAAAAATTATAGATTTTGGCGAATACTTAGAGTCCGTTAATGGATGAAAAGACTGTCAATTAATGACAGCCTTTTCCTAATATAATTTTCTTTAAATAAAATACAATTGCAAGGAGTATATCCGCATACTTGTGTCAAGTTATTATCTAGTATACCAAGGCCGACCGCCTCCACCTGGAGGTAATGGAGGCCACATTGGGGGCGTACCTGGAGGCCACATTGGGGGCATACTTGGAGGCCACATAGGAGGCGTACCTGGCATCTGAGGAGGCCAAGTACTTCCACCAGGGGTTTGAGGCATAGTAGGACCAGGCCAAGTACCTGGTGCTGGTGCTGGAGTTGAAGGTAGTGGTACTGAACCTGCAGCAGTTATCTGATTAATATCAACATGAATCATTTGTCCAGAATCAGTTTGAATTACAGCTGTTGAAGGTGGAACAAATTCAAGGAAAGTTCCTGTTATTTGTCCTCCTGGCACATTAGGCATATAAACAGTTACTCTCTGACCTTGTCTAAATTGTCTTGTTGTTGAACTTGGGTCCCATACGTCTGGATTCATATGTTGTCGTCTTTGTGGATACGTCATTAAATTATCATTCTCCCTTAATAAATTTTCAATCTTTAACATGTTATGTACCTATCATTTTGCTATATAGGTGTATGACCTAAACGCATAATTGACTCTTTAAAAGAGTGATTAAAGTAGTATCAATAAATCAAGTAACAGTTTTACATTCTTCAAATTAATTCAGTCTTAAAAAATTGCAATGGCAGGTGAAGCAAATGAAGTTTAATGAGTGGCTATCTGAAGTAGTGAAAAGCTGTGAAACAGAAATTAAAGATTTTAAGCAATCTATTGCTGCACTTCAGTCCGAAGTGAAAGAAGCGCAGCAGCAAAAGCGTGATCTTGGTCGAAAGAATGATGATAATCGAGAACAACCTGGTCGAATAGATGAAAGTAATTACTTGTATTAAATCACGCATTGAGTCATTAAAATCAAAGATTAGTGTACGTAATTCAAATAGTACTGAATTCAAAAACTTAGGCAAAATGAAGCCTGTTAGGTTAAAAACGGGTGCAATAGTTAACTGGAAAATCATAGATGAAATGCGGAAAAAGCTTTCAGGCAAGGCATGGTCAATTGAGTATACGCAATACCCTGATGGACTACAGATTGCGTACATTAATGTTCGCACAGGCTCAAAAGGTAGCTTCAAAGTCTATCACATGACAGCTATTTCTGAAAGTGTTGACTTGCCACTATTCGAGAAAGGGGATACCAGAGAATGTTCGATACACTCATGAAAGATAAAAATGAGTACCTGAAGGGTGAGAAGTTGAAGCATATAGTATTTTTTAGTGGTGGTATAGGGTCGTATTATACAACTAAAAGAGTAATAGAGAAGCATGGTAAAGAAAACGTTATTCTTTTGTTTACTGATACGAAGATTGAAGATGAGGATTTATACCGATTCATGAATGATTGTGAGCAACACTTGGGTATTGACATTACGTATATCGAAGACGGCCGTACTCCGTGGGAAGTATTCAAAGATGTACGTTGGCTAGGGAATAGTAGATTAGCACAATGTAGTCACATGTTGAAGCAAAAGACTGCTTCAGACTGGATAGCTGATAATTATGCCCCAGAAGAATGCATTTTGTACTTAGGTATAGATTGGACAGAAGAACATCGGAAAAAAGCTCCTATTAACAATTGGCATCCTTACAGAGTGGAATTCCCAATGTGTGAAGCTCCATATTTAACTAAAAATGAAATGATTGCCGATTTAGCAAGCGTGGGCATTAAGATCCCTAGGTTGTATGAATTAGGCTTTAGTCATAATAACTGTGGCGGGATGTGTGTTAGAGGTGGACAAGGGCACTTTATTAATTTGCTCAATAAATTACCTGAACGTTTTGAATTCATGGTTGCTTTTGAAAAGGAAATGCAAGAGTATCTAGGCAAAGATGTGACGTTCTTACGTAAGAGTAGGACTATATATGAACGGGATAGTGCAGGTAATATTTTGAATAAAAAAGTGGTCCGTGAAAACCTATCACTGGAACAATTGAGAGAAGACTATTACAAAAAAGAAAAAGCAATGGATTTACAAGACTTAGGAGGTTGTGGCTGTTTTGTAAGTTAAACGAAAGATAATGTGAAGTAAAGGGTTCTAATGTAAATAATATAGCCAACAGATAAGCAAATTAACTTTAATTAAAAAGATGGAAGACTAATTGATGAAAAAGGAAGCTCCACCAAAAAGATGGAGCTATAAAAAGTTTAACCTAATAGTGAAGTTAGATCATTTTGGTAGTTATCATATGTAGTCCAGTTTAATAAATCAATTACTTCTTTTGCTAAGTTCACAGCACTTAATTGTAAGCCTAAATTATTAAAACAGTTGACAATAGGCGCTCTGTACGTGCCTTCTTCATAATGTAAAGACTGATTTCTTCCCTGCCAAATAATATTTTTGATAGGCTCATTTCTTATGATTCTACCTGAAGGGCAGTTATCTAAATTTCTGTGAACAGTGCTTATACCTTGTTTTGCTATTTGTAAAAGGGCACCAGATAAAGTTTTTATAGATTCTTCTTTAGATGAAATGGATATTTTCAAGGTTTCAATTTTATTTTCCAAACTATCAACATGCTCTCTAGCTTGTTCTTGGCGTTCAAAAGCATGCATAACTTGAAAATCATCAAAGTGATCATCAGGGTCAGATTCTTTTCGTCTAAAATCATTATATAAAATCTGATGAATTCTTTTAAAAGAACTTAATGAAGTTAAAAAATCCCTTAATGCAATCTCTTCTGTTCGAATTAAATCTATTAAACTACTTGCTGCATGTTTTGTTTGGATTAAATAATCGTTCAAATGAGTTACCCCCAATTTATAATCACAATCAATTATACAGAGGGAAGGTAGTATTTAACAGTAAAGGGGCTGAGCTTATGAAGCCATTTATAAAAATAATTCGCAAAGTAGATATAGAACGTCAATACCGCAACATGTTATCTCTGGAACAAGATTACGAGCTCGCTAGTTTATCTCAAGCATTAAAAGATAATGACGCTGCTGAAATCGTTCGTAGTAAAAATCGATTAAAAGTAATTCATGAAGAGCTTGAAGAAATGGCTTATTACAGCTAGAAAGTAGGTGGCTTTATGAACCTGGAGGAAGTTGTACAGCAACGAAGGTTATTATTAAAATCTGTAACAAACCTAACTGAAACAAAGTGTAAGGGTTGTGAAATTCATAGTTCTAAGACTGGCAATAAATCTTGTGAAGGTTGTCCAACTCTGAGTAAATTTAAAAAGCTTGGCGACAAGTTGACAGTTAACCTAAACAAAATGAGAAAGCTCAGAAGTAAACCAGTACCAAGAAAACAAATTAAAAAAGGTAACATTGTAGGTGAGAAAATGTCTAAGCAGTTAACAACTGAAACGTATCATCAATTGAAAGCACAAGGGTTAACAGATAATGCAATTCGAAAACAGCTGGGTATTGAAAGTAATAAGTTTTATAAGTTCAAAAAAGAAAATGGTCTTATTGGATCCTATGGTAATGCTACTAAAAAAGAAGAAACTACTCCAGCACTTCGCGAAAAAGAAGTTAGTGCTCCAAAGGTTGATAGTGATCGGATGTCCATTCTTGAAAAAGAACTAAATGATATTAAAGCACACCTAAAAGATGCCATGTCATTTATTGAATCTTTAAAAACTGAAAATGCTTCTCTAAATGAGCAACTATGGGGTAGTCGTCTACAATCCTTATACGCTAAACAAGCTGAGCTTGAGAACTTTATTGCCGAAAAACACGGCATTTCAATCCATGATTACCTTGATGAACAACAACTTTCTATTTTAGTAGAGTTGGCTGAATCAGCTAATGAGTGGCAAGGATTCAAGTATTGGAAGCTTAACAAAAACGTTGATCATGAAAAGTTACTCGAAGAAACTGTTGATGTCCTGCATTTAATCTTAGCGCGCGGCATTGCACTAGGCTGGCAGATTGCAGCTGTTAAAGCGATGACATACCAATCCATTACAGGACAGTATAAGGCGCTTATTCAGTCCGTAGCTATTGATAAAGATGCAGAGAGTAAGTCCACTTATGAGGAAACATTCAACTTGTATGTTGGCCTAGTTGAAATGCTTGGCTTCACATGGACAGAAGTAGAAGCAGCATATATGAAAAAGCACCAGGAGAACATTGATAGACAGAACAATAATTACTAGCTTTTATTGTTAATTTTATAAACTGACTGTTTAAATGGAGGGTGAAGCTATGTACCAAAAGGAATACGATAACTTGTTAATAGAAGTGAAAGAGCTTCGTGAAAAGCTGGTACAGATGGATGTACAACTACGAGAATATCGTCAGCTTTTATCTACAAGCGATGCTCTTTTCAAAGATGCGATATACAAAGAGCGCAAAGCTTTAGAAATTGATCGTGCGAAGGTTCGCAATGAACTTAAATATAAAAATGTGCGTGTCACTGAACTGCAAAGGTTTATGAGCTTTGAGCGTAAGAAAGAACGCGAGAAACGTGAAGATGCTTTTCACTTTAAGTTCCACGATGCAGCTAAATCTATTTTGAGTGACGCAGATTATCAACTGATTTTAAAAATGGTATTGGAGGAATAACTAAATTGTTAAATCATTTAAAAACTTGGCTGGTTAGTAATTTAGGAAATAAAAAATCAGCTACAAAGGTAGCAGAACAGTACGCTAACGAATATTACCGAGATCTTATTCAATCTCAAACACATTTAATAGTACAACTTGAAGCAAAGATTGCTGCTTATGAAGCCCAAAAATCAAATAATGTACATGCAGAAATCCATGAACTTTTTGTAAAACAGACAGAGAAAGGGTTACACAAATATTCCGCTGGTGTAGTACGAGCAGAAAATCTCACATCTGTTGAATGGTGCCAGCATGCGTTAGAGGAATACGCCGATAGCATGGTCTACTTGATGGCATTGAAAAAGCAGTTAGAGGAGAGTGAAGCAAATGGATTTAAAACAAGCTGAAGAAGTAATCGAACGCCGCGAAAACGGAGATATGGTGTACGAGCAGGAGTACATTGACGCTTTGGAGGTGGTAAATGAGCACATGACTAAACAGGTTTTACTCTGGAAGACAGAAGCCCTGTCAGCTCGTACAGCTTTGAAATATGCACAAATGTATAGTCGTACGAGCTTACAAGATTGGAAGTGAAAAAGATAGTTTTGCTAATTAGTTCTCTTAAGCTTTTATTTATTAGTTTCATCTGTGGGGGTAGTTGCTTCGTTAACTTTCGTTTGTTGGTAAGTAACTATTATTGTATCTATTATGACAAAAGTTAAAAATGATTCATTTATGAATTTATAGGGATCTGTGTTTAGTATATTTTCGAAATTTAATAAATTAAAGGCTAAATACACTATTACTAAAATTAAATATACATGTACCCTAAACATACCTTTTGAAACTCTATGTATCGTTATCTTAGTGATATTTCTTGTAAATTCATTATTTGTAAATTTATCTAAGGTTTTCAATGCCCAAAAATAAACCCTTTTGGATATTTTTGAATGTGCATAAATTGTTGTTGTGGCTGTTAGTGCTACGTATCCTATAGTTGCAGCCGAAAAACCAAAGTAATGTTGAGTCAATAATATTAATATCAACATGATAGATTCAAAAATTAAAAGGCCAAATAATAAAGGTAGTAGAAAATGAAAGAGAGTATAAGTTATTAGAATGTAAGGTATTACAATGAACCATGCTAAGACTAAAAACGGAGAAATCATTAAATAATACAAGACCTTATTTAATGTACTTTCATCAAGATTTTGTAACTTTTCTTGTGAAGTAAGGATTTTTCTAGCTGTTAATATACTAAGCCAAATTAAATATCCCCAATACACAATTGATAGTAACATAATGTCACATCCTTATTTTATGAAGAATTAATACTTTAATATGTATAACTATTCCTTATCTTACCAAAATGAAGGAGACTTTAATACTTATTAATTTTAAGAGAGGATTGAAACACATGCAGCAGTCAGCAGAAAAACCCAAAAAGATTGCAATACAGCATGATGGCATGCTGACGATTGCAACTGCAACATCACGTAAGTCAACAGCTTGGAAGAACACAGAAATGTCGTACAGTGACTTCCTTAAAAAGCTTTCTACAACTGTACGTACAAAAGAATCACTTGCGGAATATATGAAGCTCTCAAAGGATGAGCAGGGCTCTATTAAAGATGTAGGGGGCTTTGTAGGAGGTAGTTTAAAAGGTGGTCGAAGAAAGGCTGATAGCGTAGCTTGGCGACAACTAATTACATTAGATGCCGACTTCATTCAAGGGAATTTCTGGGATGGTGTAACAGCTTTCTTTGATAATGCCTGTGCCATTTACAGTACTCATAAGCATACATCAAAGAAGCCACGTATCCGTTTAATTATTCCCTTGTCTCGACCGGTATCAGCAGAAGAATATGTAGCTGTAGCTAAGAAGCTTGCTGATATATTTGGCATTGATTACTTCGATGATACAACCTATCAGCCACACCGATTAATGTTTTGGCCGTCTACAGCTAGTGACGGGGATTATGAATTCGATTATCAGGATGCACAATGGTTGGATCCGGCTGAGATATTAAAGATGTACAACGATTGGCGTGATCCAGCAGAATGGCCAGAATCAAGCCGTCAACGTGAGAGCCGTAAAAAGATGGCTGATAAACAAGGCGACCCATTAACGAAACCCGGCATGGTTGGAGCGTTTTGTCGTACGTACTCCATTACTGAAGCTATTGAAGTATTCTTATCAGATGTATATTCCGAAGCTGGCGATGGCCGTTACACATTCAACGGAGGCTCCACAACAGGTGGACTAGTACTCTATGATGATGTATTCGCATACAGTCATCACGGTACTGACCCAGTGAGTGAACAGCTAGTAAACGCTTATGATTTAGTCCGGTTGCATCTATTTAATGATTTAGATGAAGATGCAAAAGAAGGCACTCCAGTTAACCGATTACCTTCAGCTAAAGCCATGAATGATAAAGTTCGTACACTTGACAAAGTGAAAATGATGCTTGCTGATGAACGCATAAAAAGCGCTACTGAGGACTTTAACCTTGAGGATGATACAGAATCAGACAGTGAAGAAAAGTCTCAAGATGATGGGCTATGGAAAGCAAAATTCGATATTAATAAAGCTGGAGAGCTTGAAGTCACAGCCAAAAACCTCAAGTTGATTTTAGAGAATGATCCGCATCTAAAAGGTTGTTTTGCTTTCAACGAGTTTAGTAGACAGCCCGAAGTTCTAAGAGACTTGCCTTGGCGGAAGAAAGAAAAAGGTGTTGGTTGGTCGAACGGTGATGATGAAGACCTACGCAACTATTTAGATATGGTCTGGTCCATAACAGGCAACTCGAAGATTGCGGATGCAATCGGTGGGGTGCAACGTGCAAATACGTTCCATCCTGTGCGAGATTATTTGAATACATTAGAGTGGGATGGCATAAACCGTGTTGATACATTGTTGATTGACTTTTTGGGTGCTGCTGATACTGAGTATGTACGTACTGTTACACGAATGACGTTGATTGCAGCAGTTGCACGCATCTTTGAACCAGGTTGCAAATACGACTTCATGTTAACACTGGTGGGGCCGCAAGGGCTTGGTAAATCCATGCTGTTTAACATGCTTGGTGGTAAATGGTTCAGTGATAGCTTAACTTCGATTCATGGTAAAGAAGCTTATGAAAGCTTACATGGTGTATGGATTATGGAGATGGGTGAGCTGGCTGCAACGAAGAAAAGTGAAGTTGAAACCATTAAACAATTCTTGTCTAAACAAGTGGATCGATACAGGGTTGCATATGGAAAACGACCTGAAGAATTTCCCCGTCAATGCATCTTTATTGGTACAACAAATGAGCATGAATTTTTAAGAGATCGTACAGGAAATCGTCGGTTTCTACCTGTGGAAGTGCAACCGAATAGTAAACGAAAATGGAAAGATCTTGATAGTGAGAAAGGCCGTCAAGAGATTGACCAGATTTGGGCCGAGGCAGTGCAACTGTTTAAAAGTGGTTCACCTTTATACTTGGATGAGGCGATGGCGGCCGAGGCACTTAATATGCAGTTAGCCCATACAGTAGAGTCGACGTATGCAGGACAGATTCTTAGCTTTTTAGAGAAACCAATTACACCAGATTGGTATAAAAAGTCGATTAACGACCGCAAATTAGCAATGCGAGAGAACGAATTTTCTGATGATTTTTCAGAGGAAGAAGAGGAACTCTTAGAAAAGAATGAAGCGCTTGATACACAAAAATTCAGTACTCGATTACGTGAAAAAGTGTGTGCCTTAGAAATTTGGTGTGAGTGTTTAGGGAAGGATAGAGGCTCATTCCCAATGCATGAATCTCGGGAAATAAATTCTATTTTGGCTACATTACCAGGATGGAAACCTCACAAATCTACTCTGAAATTTGGTGCAGAATACGGCACACAGCGAGCATTTGTACGTGTTGAAAAGTAGCAGTTTTTCCAAAATACAGGGTAAACAAAGTCTAAAAATAACGGCAACAAAGACGAAAAACGGCAACAAAGTAGAACGCTTTAAATCGTTAAAGTGGGTAAACAAAGACAACAAGGGTAAACAGTGTTTGTTGCCGTTTCTCGATAGCTTAAACCCTTGCGGTTACTGCTTTTATATATAAAGGTAAACAAAGTAAACAATTAATATCTATTGAGATGTATTTTATATATTAGGTATATATAACATATATAAATTATACCTAATACGCCTAAATCAATAGTACTCTATACGCGTATGTGAGATTGTTGCCCTTGTTTACCGTTTAACTTGGAGGTAAAAATCAGACATGAGAGAATCGCAAATTGAAAATTATTTGAAACGTGAAATTGAAAAACTCGGAGGGCAATGTCTTAAATTTGTGAGCCCGGGAAATAAAGGGGTACCAGATCGGCTTTTAATCTTACCTGGAGGAAAAGTCATCTTCGCAGAATTAAAGAATGGAAATAAAGGACGGCTGTCAGCACTTCAAGTGCGAATGCAGACCGTTTTAAAAAACCTAAAATGCCGAACATATGTTTTGACAACGAAACCAGAGGTTGATAAACTGATTGCAGAATTGAGGGATGAACAATGACAAAGTTTATACCCCATGCATACCAAAAGGTTGCAATTGAGAAGATTATTGAAAACCCAGCCTATGCATTATTACTAGATATGGGTTTAGGTAAAACTGTATCAACACTTACAGCTGTTGATGAATTAAAAAATGACTACTTTGATGTTGAGAAGGTGTTAGTGATTGCACCAAAACGTGTTGCAGAAGATACCTGGTCGCGTGAAGTTGCAAAATGGGAACACCTAAGACATTTAAAAATAAGCAAGGTTCTTGGTACAGAACAGCAAAGACGAAAAGCCCTTCAAAAACAGGCAGATATTTACGTCATTAATCGTGAAAATGTTGAATGGCTTGTTTCTTACTACGAAAACGGTAAAACGTGGCCGTTTGATATGATTGTCATCGATGAGTTATCCAGTTTTAAAAATCCAAGCTCTAAACGATTCCGAGCCATACGCAAGGTAAGAACCAGAACGAAAAGAGTTGTAGGACTAACTGGAACTCCAGCACCTAATAGTTTAATTGACTTGTGGTCCCAGATTTACTTGATTGACATGGGTGAACGGCTTGAAAAGACTTTTACTAAATACAAAAGCAAGTATTTTAAGCAGGATCCATATCGTGTGTATCACATTGAGCTGCAAGAAGGTGCTGAACAACAAATCTACAGCAAGATTGATGATATCTGTCTTTCCATGAAAGCAAAGGATTACTTAAAAGACCTTCATGAACCAGTCATGAACATTGTTGAGTTAAAGCTTTCTCCAAAAGAACGAGAGTTGTATGACAAACTTGAAAAGGATTCATTACTAGAGTTCTCTGATGGTGACATCGTAGCCACAACTGCAGCTGTATTAAGTAATAAGCTTTTACAGCTTTCTAGTGGAGCAGCCTACAATGATAAAGACGGTGTGCAGATTATCCATAGTGTGAAATTAGATGCCTTAGAAGAGATTGTAGAGGCTTCGCAAGGAAAGCCCGTTTTGGTGTTTTATAATTACAAGCATGATGTGGAACGGATCAAAAAGAAATTCAAGCAAGCTATGGAGTTAGATGATTCCAGCACGATTGAAAAGTGGAACAACGGTGAAATAGAAATTCTTCTAGCACATCCAGCAAGTGCAGGCCACGGTTTAAACATGCAAGATGGTGGTCATACAATTGTTTGGTATGGATTGAACTGGAGCTTAGAATTGTATATGCAAGCCAATGCAAGGCTTCATCGTCAAGGACAAAAAGAAACTGTGGTCGTACATCATTTGGTGTTAAAAGACAGCATTGACGAGCGTGTAATGTCCATTCTGCAAGGTAAAGAGCAACAACAAGAAGCCTTGATGGAAGCTGTGAAAGCACGCATGAGTGAGGTGCTTGGCATTGATTGATTTAATTTTAGAATATAAAAAAGCCAAGAAATCAATGGAACGTGATAAGTCGAAGATGGTAGATCCTTTGAAAGTTGAAATAGCCAATCAAATAATTGCGGACATGGATTATGCAATCAGGTGGATGAAAAACGGTGAGCAGCCAGATGCGTACAGTAGATCTGTAGAATCAAAGTCAGCTTATTCTCGAAGAGCATTATTAAACTTAGAAGTATTTCCTTGTCTTGATATAACGCCTTCCTTTGACAGAAACATAAGTGAAAGTCGTAAACAGGCTGTTATGCAGGTGATTCAACATCTGACCGAGCGACAACTAACTTGCTATTTACTTCATACGGCACACATGAGAAGCATGCAGGAGATAGCTGATGAATTAGGAATTGCTAAAAGCACTGTACAAGAACACTTGGATAAAGCTGAAAAGAAAATCAAAAATATTGCAGCAAATATTCAGTTAGAAGCGTAATACCCATACGGACCCCGTACGAGCCAACATATATAGTGAAGGGGTATAGTATCGATAAAATGATGAAAGCCCTACACATAAGCCATTCACGCATAAAGCGTGGGTGGTTTTTTCATCAATGCAAATACATAAAAAAATCCTAACAAGGAACGGAAGTGAGTTGTATATGACATGACAAATTGGGACGTAATACGTAAAGAGTGGGAAACTTCTAGAATCACATTAATTGAGCTAGCAGAAAAGCACGGTGTAAAAGAGGGAACATTGAAAAGCCGAAAGAGCCGCGAAGGGTGGAAAAAGGTTGCAACTAAAAAAGATGCATCCAAAACGAAAAAGATGCAACCATCCAAAAAAGATGCTACATCTAAAGGTCCGCGAAGACGAAGTGGCAACCCGAACCCGAAGAATCAATTCTCCAGTCGGAACAACCCTAAACTAGACCATGGTCTGTTCGCAAAGTATCTGCCTGATGAAACACAGGAGATCATTGAAGCAATGAATGCAAAGTCTGCTGCTGACTTAATGTGGGACCAAATCACAATTCAATATGCTGCAATCTTACGAGCGCAGAAAATCATGCATGTTGAATCAAAAGACGAAATGGTTAAAGAGCTCAAACGTGAGAAGTTACAAGGCGGTAAAAACCCATCTCAAGAAACTGAATACGAGTTCCAATTCGCCTGGGAACGTCAAGCACAACTCTTAACGGCTCAATCAAGAGCCATTAGTGAGTTACGTACTTCAATCAACCATTTTATCAAATTAGCCGACGAAGCTGACGAACGTCGCTTGAAATTAGAACAGATGCAGCTATCAATTGATAAAACGAAAGTGGAGATTGAAAAGCTTGGTACGGATGAACAAAATGGACCAATTGAGATTAAAATTGTCGGCAAAAAACGCGAATGATTTTATGCAAGAAATACTGGGAAATAAATTTGTGTTTTTAGCGCAAAGCTTGATAAATCAACGATGTATAGAATCTTGCATAATCAATAAAAAAGTGAAGTTGTAAGAATGCTGATATAACAATATTTCTGAAATGTTCAACTTCCGAAAACTGAAATTATGTAAACCAGAATCGAATGTCATATTCATGAAATGTATAAAAAAAGCAACCTAATTGGCTGCTTTTTTGTTATTTTGTTCTAAACCTAGAGCATCTTTAAGTGATGCTTGAAGAATCTGAGAGAAGTTTAACCCTGCATCTTCGGCCGCGTCTCTTAACCAGCGAGGAAGCGTACAGTTTTTTGTAACAGCTTTATTAGCTGCCTCGTTACGGTATGGAGGCATGTAAACATCCACAAAGATAATTCGATCAGTTGAGTCGAATAACTCGATCTTGTCTGGAGCTGAAGGTTCTGGAAGTGTTAAATCTTTCTCTTCTAATTCTAGAATACGGAAAGCCAACATCTCTTTAGCTTCTCGGATGCCTGATAAAATATCTTCAGCAGTAATCGCAGTACCTGGGAAATCAGGGAAGTACAATGAGAAATTGCTTTCAGATACTTCAGCAACAACAGGATAAACGAAATGATTTGGGTAACTCATTTTTAATACCTCATTTCTTTTAATTTTTTCTTGCAGTATTTTATTTAGTATTTACCCGGAGGTTAGGTAAAGGGTGAAGCAGAGAGGGGTTAGAACTTAACCCCTGAAGTCTGCTCGATACTCTTTAAAGTACCACGTTTGATAACTTCACCATCTCGTTTATAACTGATGTCAGCGAAACGAGTTGGGTCATCTTGGTGTATGTACCTTTGATGACTTCCGCCACTCTTATGAGTGGGGGATTTTATGAATCCGTTCTTCTTTAACTTTTGAAGAACTTCTCTTACGGTCACTTGCTTTCCCAATACCTTACCTCCTTTCTATATCAATTATAACACGCGTGATTAGTGCGTGTCTATATAAAAATGAAAAATATGCGTGTTTTTTATGCGTGTTAACAAAGTGAGGTTGAGTAAATGGCAACAGCAATTAAAGAAGTGAATCCACATTTTGAAGATTTCCTTTTCGACTGGCGTTGTAAAACTCAACTCCTTGTTGGTGGATATGGGTCTTCGAAATCCTATCATGTGGCACTCAAAATACTATTGAAGTTATTAGAAGAAAAACGTACAGCTCTAGTCGTTCGTGAAGTTTACGATACGCATAGAGACAGTACGTTTTCTTTGTTTACGGAAATTATTGAAGACCTTGGGCTTTCTGAAAAGGTGAAGACAAGTTCATCACCTATGACTGTGAAGTTTCCAAACGGTTCAAAGATAATCTTCCGAGGGATGGATAAGCCAGAAAAGCTAAAGTCCATCAACAATATATCACTGATTTGGTTAGAGGAATGTAGTGAGATAAAGTACGCAGGATTTAAGGAGTTACTGGGACGTTTACGACACCCAACATTAAAGCTCTTTATAATCCTTTCGACCAATCCAGTTTCGAAAGGGAACTGGGTGTACAAGCATTTCTTTAAAAATGAGTTGGAAGACTATTTTGTTTTAGATGACGAGGAACTTTATAATCAACAAACAATCATTGTGAACAACACCTATTATCATCACTCAACCGCAGATGATAATTTGTTTTTACCAGTGAGCTATATTGAACAGCTTGATGAGATGGCTCTATATGACCCAGACCTTCACAGGATTGCACGTAAAGGACGTTTCGGAGTTAATGGTATTCTTGTTCTGCCACAATTTGAAACAAAGCCTCATGACCAAGTAATGGCTGAAATCAACAAGATAAGTAAACCGATACACAAAAATGGGATGGATTTTGGTTTCGTAGATTCATACAATGCGATTTTAAGAATGGTGGTCGACCATGAAAATAAATGGTTGTACATCTATTGGGAGTATTACAAACGTGGGTTAACTGATGATATCGTAGCAGATGAGTTAGAAGCTGAAGGGCTTAGAAAAGTCTTAGTCAAAGCTGATAATGAAGATGCAAAAGCTATCGCTTATTATCAACAAAGAGGTTTTCGTATGCTTCCATGTAAAAAACTAAGAAGAATCGATAATACGCGCAAAATGAAACGTTTCAAACGTATCATTTGCTCAGAATCATGCGTAAATACGATACGTGAGTTAAAAGAACTTACGTTTAAAAAAGATCCTAAAACAGATGAAATTATTGAAGATGAGTTCAATATTGACCCTCACACATTCTCAGCGATGTGGTACGGTCTTGATGATTATGAAGTTGCAAGTGTGAAAGGTGTAAATGCAAAAGAAAGGCATAGAAAGTAGGTGAACCTCATGCAAAATGAAACTATTAGAAAACGAATGCAACGCTTTCGACCATACATTAAATACTTCCAAGAGCATGGCATCAAAAGTGATATCATTGCTCAATTAATCAGTGAGCATAAGTCAATTCATGATGATGTAGTGAAACTCCAACAACGTTATGAAACTAGTAAGGATGGTGTGCCAATCTTAAAACGTACACCGAACCCTATGCATTTCATGGAGAATGAGCGCATGCACAGAGTCGATGCATTGGTTAACAATAAACTTAATAACGCTATTGATGCTGATTTTGTTGATACCAAGATTGGTTATTTTCTTGGTAATCCAATAAGTTATGTAGTCGAGGCAAGAAAAGAACCACGATTACAACTCTTAGCAGACGAGGTAGAAGCATTCCGTACACGAAATAATGTTCCTGATAAGGACACAACAGCAGGAAAGCAAACTGATATAGCTGGTTACAGTGCCCGTCTAGTGTACTTCACTACAGAGAACGATAAGTTAGTTTTAAAAATTGCTAATATCGAACCACAAGGCTGTATTTTCTTTTATGAGGAGAGTATGAGCGAGCCTACTTTTGCTTTGCAGTACTATCCAAACGTTGTAATTGATGCACAAGGTAATAAGCAGTCAGTTACTGAAGTAGAATTTCACGATAACACTAATACTTACTTCTTCCGTAGTGGTACATCTGGATATGAGTTGTACGACACGATTATTCATGGTTTAGATGGGTGTCCTCTTTTCGGAATTGAGAACAATGATGAGCTTCAAGGGGCTGCTATTCGCATCCTGAATCTAATTGATGCATACGATCGCACTATGTCAGATGCTAACAGTGAAATTGAATCTACGCGATTAGCCATCTTACTTTTACGTAATCTTGGAATGGATGAGGATGATATACAGGAGCTTCATAAAAGTGGTGCACTTGAGATGTGGGGCGATAATACAGACATCAAGTATTTAACAAAAGACGTTAATGACACAATGATTGAAAACCATTTAAACCGTCTTGAAGCCAACATGCACAAGTTTGCTAAGTCAGTAGATTTCAGTGACGAAGCTTTTGCCAGTAACATCTCCGGTGTGGCTATGAAGTTTAAAACAATGGCCCTTGAGCACAAGGCAATCGTTGCTGAACACAAGATGCGAAGCGCATTACAGTATCAATTCAAATTGCTATGCAGTGGATGGGCTAAGCTTGGTATCTGTGAACCAGAAGACTACCTGAAAGTATGGTTCGGATTCAAACGTAACCTACCTGTAAATGTCCTAGAAGAATCACAAGCTACGATGAATCTGAAAGGAAACGTGTCAGAGCGTACACGCCTTTCTCTATTATCGTTTGTTGATGATGTGGATGCGGAACTTGAGGAGATGCAAAAAGACGCTAAACTGTACGGTAATGGGCTTGAACCATTAGATGATGGTGACGATGAAGATGAAGATATTGATCCTGAAGAAGTTGATGAGGAATGAATCAACAAGAGATTAATAAAATCTTAGACGAGTTGGAAAAAAAGGCTGAGAAAGACATTGAAGTGGTCTTCAACAAACGCTTAAAAGCCATACTTTCTCAAATGCTGGAGATGCATCGTAAGTTTGGCAAGAACGGTGAAGCTTCTTGGACAGATGTTAACAAGTATAATCGCTTCAATCAGGAAATGAAAATGATCGCTCAACAGCTTAATGCAGATTACAAAGCTATTATCAAGCTCATACGAGAGTCAGAGGAACGGCTTTACATCGAGAGATACTTATTGATGGCTTATCTCTTACAGCAGTCTACAGGTGAGGAAATGGGCTTTAAAATACCATCTGCTGAGGTGATTCAAGCAGCGTTAACTAATCCAGTTGAGTTTTTGACGTTACCGAAAGTCTTTGAGGCACACAGAAACGACATTATCAGGCGTTTGAATATCGAAATAGCTCAGAGCCTACAAGCTGGTGAAAGCTACACTGATATGGCTGTCAGGATTGAAAACGTTATCGGCTGGACAAGGAAGAAAGCTATTTTAGTTGCTCGAACAGAGGGTGGCCGAGTAAGATCACAAGCTGATTTGGCCATCGCGGAACAGGCGAGTAAAACAGCAAAATTAACAAAGGTATGGATGTCATCACTTGATACGAGGGTTCGCAAGTCTCATAGAAATCTAGATGGTCAGAAAGCTGATAAAGATGGCTACTTCCACTACGGTACTTGGAAATCTAAAGCTCCGAGGTTGTGGGGCATCGCATCGATGGATATTCAGTGTCGCTGCCATACGATTTTCATGGTCAACGGCAAACTACCTGAGTACAGGCGAGGCAGAGACTACATGGATGATACGTACCAAAAGAAATTGGCTGCTCGTATTGATGCTTATATGTCTGATCAAGGACTAACTTATAAGCAAGCTTTTAACAAAGCGTATAAACAGGTTAAACCGCCGAGTGTAACGGTGCCATTTATGAGTTATGAAGAGTGGAAGAAAAAGTTTAGCGCAAATTGAAGTTTGAAAGTTTCTCAAGGGTAATCAAAATTATTTTGTAATTAAGTAAGGAAAGTTATATAAGAATTTTAATCGTGTGGTAAAATAAACCATAACGTATTGAAATAACAAAAAAACATTTAATTAGGAGGTGGATTTTATGAATGATAAGAAGAATAATAAATTACAAATTTTAGCGATATTGCTGATGATATCATTATTGGTTGCGGCGTTTGTTATTTTTTTCTTAGGTCATTACATGGTGGGTTCTATTTTATTTGTAATTTTTATGCTGATTTTGAATGCTATTAGTAGTTGGCAGAAAATGAAAAATGATGAGTACATTCATTTAAGAAATTTTAAAAGTAAAGAGAAATGGTAATTAAACATAGAACAGCTTATTCTACTTTTACAAAACGAGCTTCTAATCTCATGTTATTTTAATCAAACTTTATTTCAAATCTACCCAAGTCATTCAATTTGAATGGCTTTTTATTATGTCTTTTTTGGCATTTGCAGACGTTATAAAGAACAAATGACTAAGTGTTTCGTGGGCATAAGCGTACGAAGGACAGGAGGATAACAGAAATGCAATTAAACATTGAAGAACTAAAGTCATTAATTGAAGCTGGTGACAAGTCGGCTATTGAACAGCATATTTATAAATCGCTTGAAAAAGGTGACGTAATTTCGGCAGCATCGCACAATGTTTTAGTGAAAAGTGAACTAGATTCAGAGAAAGACAAGCATCATAATACGGCACTTCAAACATGGAAAGATAACAACCTTCAAACATTGATTGAAGAGGAAGTTGCAAAGCGTAATCCGCAAGAAACGCCTGAACAAAAACGTATTCGAGAGCTTGAAGAAAAGCTTCAAAAGCAAGAACTTGATGCAAAACGGTCAACGTTAAAAGAAACTGCTCTTGCTTATGCAACTGATAATGGTTATGATGCAAAGTTTGCCACAAAGTATATCGAAAAGTTCCTTGCTGATGATGAAACAACTACTAATGCAGCACTTGATGAGTTGAAATCGGATCTTGATACCATTGTTCAAGCACAGGTGGAAGAAACGCTTAAAAAGAACTCTCGCAATGGTGCTGGTGGTGGTTCTGGTTCAGGAGGAGAAGAGACTTCACTTGGTAAACGTCTAGCTACTGAAAATAACAATAATAAAACCAAAGATGCACAAGATGCGTTCTTTGGCTAATTAGGAGGATTAAAAGATGGGTAAATTCGTGAAAACATCTTACACAACACCAAAAGAAATTTTGAAATTCCCTGACCATCACATTTCTGTTGCAGTAACAGTAGACGATGCAGGAGTAACGGCAAATGCAGAAGGGCGAAAAATCGTTCCTGCAGGCACGCTTGTAGCTGGAGGATTCTTAGCGAATCGTTCTGTAAAAGTAAAAAATGCAAATGATGCTACTACACAAGGCGTGCTTCGTTATGAGGTAGACGTGACTCAAGGTCCTGCTCCAGGTGCAGCAGTTATACATGGTTTTGTAGACCTTAATAAATTGCCAGAAGCACCATCTGCTGAAGCAATTACAGCTTTAAAACAAATTACATTCTTAAAATAAGAGGAGGGTATTTTAAATGCCTACAATTTATGATTTAGTAACAGCACAAAATGCCAAGGATTTTATTGAAAACTCAACAACACATACGTATTTGGGTGCCGCGCTTTTCCCGAATAAAAAACAGTTAGGTTTAAATCTTTCATACATTAAAGGTCGTGGTGGTGCCGCAGTCGTATTAAAAGCAGCTTCATTTGATGCAGCAGCTCCAGTACGTGACCGTATTGGTATCACAAAACTTGAAACGGAGATGCCGTTCTTCCGTGAACGAATGAACGTTAAAGAGGTCGAGCGTCAACAAATTAATACATTCTTGGCTGGTGGTTTAACACAACAAGCAGAGGCTATTGTTCGACTAGTTTATGATGATCAAAAAACACTAGTTGATGGTGCTAATGCTACAGCTGAGCGTATGCGTATGCAATTAATTTCAGAAGGTAAGATTTCTATTGCTGCTGAAGGTGTTGCACACGATTATGATTATGAATTAGATCAAAAACAATTCGATGAGCTGACAGGTACTGACACTTGGGACCAAGCAACTTCAACACCTGTTCAAGACATTCTTGAGTGGATAAAAGCTGCACAAAAATTCTCTAAAACACGACCTGGTCGAATGGTATTAAATAGCACTACGTTTGGTTATTTAGCTGCTCATGATTCAATTAAAAATGATTTAAACCCTTTAGGTGCAGCAAATATTATCTTAACGGATGAAGACGTGAAAGCCTATCTTGAGCGAAAGCTTAAATTAAAAATAGCTATCTATGATGAAATCTTTACGGATGAAGAAGGTATTACAAAAACTTTCTATCCAGATGACAAAATCACTTTACTGCCTGCATCGACTTTAGGTAACACTGTTTATGGTACAACACCTGAAGAATCAGATTTAATGACAGGTACTGATGCTGATGTGCAAGTTGTGAATACAGGTGTAGCTGTTACTACAAACAAAATTGTACACCCAGTAAATGTAGAAACAATTGTTTCTGAAATCGTTCTACCAAGTTTTGAACAAGCTGACAAAATCTTTATTGCTAAAGTTAAATAATCAGAGAGGCAGCCAAAGAGGTTGTCTCTTTTTTATTTAAGAAATGGAGGGCTTAACATGCCATACAATGTAACTTTATCTCGAAATGCAAAGGTGCATGGTGTTCACCGAAAAGCTGGACAAGTTGTCGAGAATGTATCAGATAAACTTTATGAGGAACTACAAGAACGTGATCTAGTAGAAAATGCTGAAGAAGCAAAAGCTAAACGTTCAACTAAACAAACGGGTACTGCTGAAGAAAAAGCGGGTGAGTAATATGAATTGGATTCCTTCTGATGAAGAAATCAAATATTATAAAGCTTTGAATCAGGATAAGGCCTCTAATGAGGAGTATTACAAATCGATGCTACCCATCTTGCTTGAGAAAGTAAATGAAGACTATTGTCTATCATTTGAGCAAGATAGTTTACCAGCCAATGTAAAGCTGTTTCTTGCAAAAGCTACTCAATTTTATAGTGGACCAACTGGATTGAAATCTAGAAGTATGGGGACTGTGTCATATTCTTTTGATTTCAGTGAACTTCCACAATCTATTACTGTATTACTAGCACGTTATAGAAAGGCGAAATATCATGTTTTTCGACGCTATGAATGAATTTCCTCATGAAGTTGAAGTAGTTCAGAAGAAAAAGGTATCGGACGGTGCTGCAGGCTTTGAAACTAAGTGGCTTCCAGTTGATACAATTGATGCTTTTATAGATACGCCAACAAGCAAAGAGCAGTACTATGCCCAACAACTCGGTAATCCATTGCAACGATACATGTACTATCCATATAGGACTGATTTAACATCTAGCATGCGGTTGCGGTATGAAGGTGAGATATATGCCTTCGCTGGACGCCCCGAAGATCAAGGTGGCCAACATGAAATCATGCGTGTGGCATTAAAGTTGGTGACTGAATAATGGCTAGGATTACATTCAGTGGACGTCGGTTATTAAGGGCTGCACAAAGGTTTGAAGAAGGTTTACTCGATAAAGTGTCAGACATCATATATGAGACAGCGAGGCTTATTCAAACGCAGGCTAAGGCTCTTGCACCAGCCGATGATGGTAGTTTACGAGACTCTATTGAAATAAAGATGCTAGGTAAATACAATGCAGTCGTTTCAGTAGGGGTCCATTACGCTATTTATGTGGAGCATGGTACTGGTATTTACGCTGAGAACGGAAATGGCCGCAGA